TTATTGTAATTGCACCATCGTTAGCTCGCCGCCGAATACCGCACCGGTATCGATATAGTGCAGGTTATCAACGTCCAGACGATGGCGCAGCGGCGTATGACCAAACCAGAAATGGTCCGCGCCACCAATTCCGCCACTTTTGTTCATCAACCGCGAGCGATCCCACAATACCCGCTGTAAATCGACATGCTTTTGCCATTGATATTCATCATCCGGGTAATCGGCATGGGCAATAACGTGCACACCATTCTGACAGCGCAGTTCCACAATCCAGGGTAATTGCTGACACGCCTCAAGCGCATGCCTCGCCGCCGGTTGCACGGCATGGGTAAACCACTCTCCCCCGTTCATTTGCCACAGCAACTGTTCTCCCGTTGTCAGCGCATCCAGCGCCATCTGCTCATGATTCCCCCTGACCGCTACCATCCAGTTTTTACGCAATAACACCAGACAGCGCAAACTGTCTGGTCCACGGTCAATCACATCACCGACTGAAACCAGCAGATCCTGCCACGGATCAAAACGGCACTGGCGCAATTTAGACATCAACATGGAAAAACAGCCGTGGAGATCCCCCACCACCCAGACGTGGCGCCAACGCGTACCTTCTATTCTCTGGTAGACAGCATCAGGGTGTTCCATTCGACCTCCCGGATAGAGCGATCGCCCTTATAATAATTTAACAATAGCAGCAAAAAAGCCTGGACGATTGAGGGGCGGAGTATGGTATGGTTTGGGAAGAATACAGCATGCGACACGCAGTGTTTTGCCCTGGACGGCATCGTATTCGACAGATAAAAAGAGACCGAATACGATTCCTGTTTACAATGCAATGCAAAATTAATATTACAATTCAATCAGTTACCTTCGAAAAACCACTTAATATCACCTATCAATACTTTCTATTGCAATCATTGAAGATCAATTAGTTGCCATTGGTTTCGTGGCGCCGTCGGGAAATCTTCGGGATCAAAACTCCAGGACAGAAATTTCTATGGCACTCCGTTACGCATGCCATCGGTAATGTGAAAAATCAGTGGGACGAGCGAATACAGCCAATATGACTGCACGCGCCCATTCCATCAAAGGTTCGTTTATGGGTGACTAACCTCAAATTACCCACCCCGTAGCCAGCTCAGAGAGGCGCGGCTGAGTCATTGCCCGGTCGCCGGGCTTTTTTCTTGGCTGCCACCTGTAGCCGCCTCCGGGAGAGCCAACTCATATCACCCGCCCCACAATGTCGCATATCTGCATGGGTATCAGTCATGACGACGATGTTTTTGTTGAGATGTAAATTCATGAGTGACATTATACCTTCGTTAAAAATTGGAGCTAACTAGCCCCTCATTTTACAAGGATGAACGGCCTTAAACATGAACACTGAAAAACAACCATTTCTTCGCGACATGTCCGCAATAATATTCATTATTGTTGCGCTATTGGCGGCATATAGCCCTGCCTATATTGGTACGTACGGGTTCTCTGATGATTACTCAACGTATTTTGCAGCAAATTTATCCCATACAAATCTGATCAAATGGGATGTAATGTCTGGAAGGCCGCTATATGCAGCCCTGCGTTATATTGCCCAGAACTTCATAGGAAGCACGCCAGACTTCACATTATTCAGAGTAGTATCCGTACTTAGCATAATATCGCTAGGGTGTTATTTATTCTTCTTTCTTAAGAGGGCCCAATTCCCTGGCGGGGTAATGGCATGGTGCGTTACACCTGTTCTGCTGTGCTGCCTACCTTCAATAGCTCTTTTTGGTGCATGGGCAACGTGCTTTCCGTTTGCCACATCAATATTACTGGCTGGGGCATCATACTCGACACTAAATTACTGTACTAAACTGAGGGAAATCTCAAGGTTTGTGTCGTCTGTAGTTCTTCTTGCATTATCGTTTGCGATTTATCAGCCAACCGGGATGGCGTTTGCGCTATTTATGCTGATAGATAACTGCTTGAATGATTCTCAGTTAAAATATAAAAAGATTTTCAAAGATGTGATTGTTATAGCCTGCGGCATGATGTCATCTCTGATCTTGTCTAAGTTTGTACCAGTAATTGTTTATGGTAACAGCTTTCCGCGTAGCGCCTTAGCCAACTCACTGAAGGAAAAGGTCGTTTGGTTTTTTGACAAACCCTTTCATGATGCTGTATCCAACTACTCTATTTTTCATACTCCATTTTATTTTACAGCCTCCCTGCTGCTCTTCATTCTTTCATTTTTATTTATTTCCATCCAGAGAGATGGAGTTAAAAAGGCCATTTTAGCAGTTGCGATTCTGGCTGGTAGCTTTTCCCCTAACCTAATCATTGCTGAAGGGTGGGTTTCGTATCGTTCACTTGTTAGCCTCGGGCTTTGCGTTGGTGTTTTGCTGGCATTTAGCATTTCAAAATTTACTGCAAGGCTACAGTTCAGAAACGTCATGATGTCATTATGTGCCGCTTACGCCATAATAAGTTGCAATAGTTTTATATATACAAACTTTGTTAAACAGTTCGACCAGGAAATAATAGTTCTTAAATCAGCAATCAAAGAAAAAATCTCAAGGGACTATAAAGGATACTTGATGTTCGATGTATCTAACCCTGAATGGAATGTATTCTCCCCAACTAAATATGATGAAATCGGCGCTCCATCAATTCAGATATCTTGGGCTATTTCTGGGCTTGCTGATGCCGTTAAAAAGGAAATGGGATACAACTTTAAAGTCAGTAGCGAGCGAACAGATGCAGCTGTTCTGCCTGGCGGGCATAACCCCTGCTCTGAAAACTGCACGGTAATTAACGTTACAGAAAAACTCAGAGCTATTAAAGACTAGATCATAAATCGGGGCAGGCTGAATCCTGCCCTTTCTTTCAGGGTTTTTGTGGCCATGAAATTTCAGCCGAAGAAATGTCAACCCGGCTGAGTAATACCCTGTATTTCTTCCATGCTGTAAGGCTCTCTTTTTCTTCGTCAGTTGCCATTTCCAGATCAACCGCGTCCTGCAGGATTGAAATATTCAGCGTGGCCTCGTCTATCATTCCTTGTTTCATAGAGCTAATAGACTCGATACTTTGTTGATCAATGATAGCCTGCTCCTCATCTGTAAGCGGAGGTCGTGAAAATGACTTGCCGTCAAACAGATATCCAGGACCTGCAATGTTGCTATCATCATATTCAACCAGCAAGGTTCCTTCCTCATGCTGATATTCGCCTTCTCCATCCCATAAGAAGGTGTTGATTACCACACCATCCTTAATTAATGCCCATGATTTCATTATGCGTACTCCCATACAATTACAAGGCCCTGAGATCCATCCCCACCAGCTACAGCGGCATTCCCGCCGTTTACTTTTGATGGTCCTCCGCCAGACCCAAATCCCGATCCGTTAACACCTTTAGCGTTGAACGCGGTGATAAAACCACCCGATCCAAATTGAGAGGAACCGCCCGGACCTTCGATAACACTTGATGCGCCTACAACGACTGAAGGTAATGTGCCTTGACCAGGCGTACCCACTATATTTGCACCATTAGCGCCAGCAGAAACAACCGCGGCTACCGTAGAAAAAGGGAAGTTATTCGTGGGCCCAGCTGGCTGCCCTGCTGAACCGCCCGCCGCCGTAAGAAGACTGCCGAAAGACGACCAGCCCCCGTCAGTAGCATACGCCCCTGAGACGGTACCCCCCTGGCCTTTGCCGCCCACTGTTACCAAAACGCCGTTAAAGTTGGAAGTAAACTGTCCCTTGCCGTAAGATCCGGCCCCACCCGGACCGCCAACTGACACCTGCCCAGCGCCAGCAGCGCGAGCCCCGGCGCTGCCGCCACCGCCGCCAATCATTTCAACGATTACCTTTTTCGTTCCGGGTGTCGCTGTGTATACGCCAGAATTATAAAAAACCTGAACATTCAGAAGTCGTCCAGGGCCTACAAGACCTTTAACAGCGGCGAGAAGCTGGTTATTGCTTGCACTGGACAGGGTGATGCCGGCCGCTTCAATAATCGATGCGATCTCTTCCTGAACAGAGTCAAAGAATTCCGCATTGAGCGCCGTTGGTAGCTCTCCCGTCTGCGGATTTCCGCCCGTAAAGCCGTTTTTTCCGGCACCGAATTTGTCTTTCTGGGCGGTGGATGTATCAATACGATGCATGGTTACTCCGGGTATTTAAAAATAACGTAGGTGTGTGATGGGGAAAGCTTGCTGAGGACGCACTCTGCGATAGTGTCGCCCCACGATCTTATGCTTTCAGTGCAGCTGCTGATTGCCGCCATTGGTGTTATCTGCGTAGCTGACGGCATGTTAACCTGCCAGTAATACCGCCACTCGTCGCTGTAGAGTGAGTCCGTACAGTCAGAGACACAGGTAAACTGAGACTTGTTGTAACGGGTGATCGTGACGCCGGTGTAGCCCAGCGCTTTCAGCTGCGACAGATAGAAAGCCTCATTAATGCCGCCAGCGAGATTAAGCTTTGCATCCAGACGCTGCCTGCGCTGCTGCAGTGTCTGGACGCCGGGTGGCGCGCAGTTGTCCGGAAGACCGCTGATTGCCTCATAACGGTCCATAAGCTCTGTTACCGAACGCGGATCGGTTTCCAGCATGAGCGCATCACCCCGCTCGTGCACCTCAGCCAGCGAAGGAGCGAGCCCGGTAAGCAGCAGGTCATCACTATCCCACGCAGGACCGCGCGGAAGTAATGCGCCAAGCATTTGCCGGTACTGCGCGGTTAAGTCCATGAAATCGCCCCCACAACGCCCACTTCACCTTTTCCGATCGTGATATCAGCGGACGGGCTTACCAGCGTGTGGCTGTACTCCCCCGTTGCAATACTGATCGCCTCACTGATGCGTGATGGTTTGAGGATGCTTTCAGGGCCGCCATCGCGCAGCATCATGGACCGAAGCTCCGCCTCTACTGCGTATCGGGTTTCAGATGTGTCAGGATTCAGGCGAATCTGGAAATTTACGACATGCGGAGTGGGAGCGAATACGTAAATGTCGGCCCCGGCTACCGGTGCCAGTGGTTCAATGTGGGTTTTCACAGCAGCAACAGTGGCAGCATCGGGGATCGGATTAATCAGGTCGCTGTTTGCCACCATCACTCCTACCGTTCCGCGCCCGCTCCAATGACGGTAAGTCCATGCGCGGGTGATTCCCGCGACTTCTTTAGCCCACACCTCGTAGTCACCGTCAGCGCCGCCCTGTGGGGTCCAGTAACACCGCTCTATGACACGCGCCCGCCAGACTTCCAAATCCTCAACGTCAGCTCCCCCCTGAATGCTGTCCGCCACACCCGCAGAGGTCAGGCCGGTTACCGGACTGACCAGGCGCATAGCAAGTCCGTCATCGGTGTTGCCGGCTTTACCGGCTGCGTCACAGGCAACAGGAATGCGAAGCACGCCGCCCGCAGATGTAGCCGCAGCTGTAGTCGTGAATGAAACCAAATCGTCACGCTGGATGGTTACCCCTGCCGGAATTGTGATGCCTGCATTTGCTACTGACCACCTCACGAAACCTGTCGCGGCGGTCGCTGATTTGCGCGGGCATCGCTTCATGTTGGCATGTCGCGTCAGCCAGTCCTCATCAGCAAGGTCCGGCAGAAGGTTGCGTGCGAGATAGTCGATATAGCCATAAACGGTATGAACTGCTGCCGCCTGTACGCGGCCATAAACCTCTGCATCATTGCGTCTCAGCGCCGCCAGCGACGTATCAGCTGCCAGCCGGGTAAGAATGTCGCTGCGCACTGCGGTAATTAACTGAGGGAGTGTCGGGCGGGTAAATCCACTGTCAGCCATTGAGTTCACTCCATAAATCATTAAAGGAAAATGCCGTGCGGTTGCCGTCTTTCTGGCTGATTACCACTGAGGCGCTTAGCGTTTTAATCCCGGTTCGCTCAGCCGTCACATCCACCCGCGCCGCTACGCCGTCATCCACCAGCCACTGAAGCGCCTGGCTGATATATTCGCGGGCTTTCAGTGGCGTTTTATTGTTGAGAGTCTGGCGGCTGAGGAGGTAAAGTCGTGAGCCGATACGGTCGTTCTGGACGGTCGGGAAGCTGTCGCCCCACCACCCGTTTTCCTGCTCAGGGTTATCGTCGGGCTCGGACTTTCGCCAGGAGAACAGGGAGATAATCACGGCGCGAGTAAGAGGATCTGGCGGCCACGTTACGTCACGCTGAATGCCATTGATGACAATAATCATGAAGCCACCATTTTTTGAGTTGTAGCGTCAGTTGTGCCGCCGCCATCGCCATTCTCTTTATGGGTGTGACCGTTGTATGTCACTCGCATTGCTGACATCGTCAGGCCGCCTGAGTCGCACTTATCTTTGATTTCGCCGGTGGCCTCGATATCCATTTCAAATCGAGCCTTTGGCGCATTGATGAAGGTGATCGGCTTACCTGCCCCATCGACGACAATCCCGGAACGGGTCAGCGTCACCGATTGTCCCTGATCGTCATAAACAGCAACTTCGCCACTCTTCAGGCCTTTGATGCGGTAGCGCCGGTCAGAAACTACCAGCACCACGCCATGCGAGCGATCGCCATCGAAATAAGCCGCTACGGCCTCGGCCCCCAGAATCGGCGCAGCCGTGAATCCATACGGCTCCATGTGCTCGATGTCGCTCTTACCCTCGCCGCCGGCCATCTCAATCTGAAGCATCTGGCATTTTGTAGCCGTATTCAGCCCGCGGACAACGGCGCGAGCCAGAAGGTTTGACAGTCCCCGGCTGATGCCGGAAAAAGGATTGGCCATCAGAAATCCACCTCTTCTTTCTTTTTCGTACGCTTGCCAGGCTTTTCCGGCTCGGGAAGGTAGGCATCTGCCGGCCCTACGCGAATCTCCGTGACTGTGCCGTTTTCATCCTGCTGATAGGTCACCTCAGCAATTATCAGCTGGCGATTACTGAAGCCGAGAATGGGATCAAACACGATGACCTGCTGATTAGGCCGCCAGAGTGAGCCATCCCCCTGTCGCCATCCCTGAACGGTATAGGTGGCCTCATCGGTACGGGCGGCACGCTGGCGCATTTCAAACTCAGCACGTTCACTGCAGGTTGCTGTCGTCGCATTCCCGGTCTGCCGGATAAGCATCGGTCGATAACGTTTAAGGCCGCCGTCAATCGTCTTCGCTCTGATGGCCGTCGTTGTTGCTTCACCAAAGTCATCATCATTCCCTTTTCGCTGGCCGGAGACCTGATAATCACTGAAGCGGTCGCGAATGCTTTTTTCGGTATCGCAGGAAAGAATGTTTTCACCCAGCACCAGCGCGGTGTGGGCCTGCTGGCTGCCGATGCCGCCGATAACCAGATCTCCCTGCTCATTGTCATAAGCAAGTGCCTGCTGAAGCCCGAGCATCTTATTCAGCACATCCATGACCGTTTCGCCCTGGTCTGCCTGAATACCCTGCAGTGCGCCCGAAGCGCCACCTGCATCAACCACCCTGATACTGAATGGCTTTGCCAGCTCTGCAGCGACCTGTGAAAGCGTACGGCCTGCATACTGGGACGGCGTGGCCGCACAGTCGATCAGGTCGGCCGTTTTGCTGCGGCCGGATATGCCAACACTTATGCTGCGTGCGTCGTAACGGACCGGAGTAGCTTCAATGTATCCCGTCATCACTTTATCGGTGCCAATCAGCACCTCCACAAGATCGCCGTTTTTAATGCGGTTACTCCGCGCGGCCTGGTCATTATCGCCAGGCCAGCTTCGGGTTATTTCAACGGTGAAGTCGCGGGCAATACGTTCGATACCAGCAGCGATGCGGACCGATGTCCATCCGCCCCATTCCTGACCGTTGACCCGCAGAATTACTGTGTTGTTCATCGCGCCGGCACCTTCAGAATTTTGACCGGAACGAAGCCGGGATGTCGGATGCCGTTACGGGCCGTTATTTCAGATGCCCGCGAGGCAGAGTCATACCAGTCAGCCGCCAGAACGAGGGCTGGCGTTACCTGTGCAGGCGTCTTTTCAGTGAGTCTCTCAATCTGTTCAAGCCGTGCTGAGATATCCCGGTTCACATCAGTGCGCACCGTTACCAGCGCCTGATAAAGCCCATCATCTGAGACGCGCTCCATCTCACGATCAATGGCCTCGTTGAGGCTGTCTCGCACCTGCGCAAGGTCATCCCATGAAATAACAGTGCTGTTATCAAGAGAGGTGGTTACGCCGGAAGAGGCCGAAACTGTGGCTGTCGCTGTGGTGTCCGAATCTGAAACCGCGTTGCCTGAATCAGAACGTATATTGCTGACGGCAGGATGCGATACTGTGACCGGCTGCTGCGGGTCCTGCTGGCGCGTGACAGTCCGGTTTGCTGGCTGTGGCAGACTTGTCACCGCATAGGCCGCTTCACTGATAGCAGTAGTTCTGACGGCCTGAGCCACATAATTACGCTGTGTGGACTGCGCCTGAGTGGTTTTACTGTCAGTTTTCCAGACGCCGCGCGGAGCCAATCCACTGTCAAGCGTGACGCCTGTTAACCCTCTGATCATCGACATCAGATCCGAAGCGTTGCCTGAGAGTTTTGAACCCGCGCGCCACATGGTCTGCAGCCTGTTTACAAAATTCATTCCACTTGACGGCGGCTGAAGCAGTACGGACAGATCACCCTGCATGAGTCGTGAGGCGGCACTTACACCTGAGTCGACATACTGAAAGGCATCGGTAACGTTATTGAACATGTCCGTCGCATCATCCAGAACGCCACTTTGCAAAAAGTCAGGCAAGCCATCCATTCCGAACGCGCTGAAAGCAGACGATATCGCATCATCCAGGAATGAAACGGATGAGGACAATTTCTGGCCCGTTGCCAGCCCTGCCGTAGGAAAAGACAGCTCGCCGGACTCAACGAAGCTAAAACTGACGCGACACATGCGCCCTTCGCTCTGCGAATGACTGACACGCACGGCATCGTCCACAACCACGTTCATTTCACCGTAGTAGGGATGAATCAGCGTGCACGCCCCCGGCTTTTCAATGGCTTCAATCAACCGGTTACGCTGCTCAAAGAAGTCATCACCTATCAGATAGGCCTGAACGCTGAAGCGACGCGTTGCCCTGCCTAAATCTTCCGCCCACGGTTTATCGCGATTGGGGTACTCATGAACCTGCACCCGGCGGCCAAATGTGGCCTCATCTTCTTCTACCTTAAACGCGATGCCCCGCAGCGAGGCATCCTGCAGATTATCTTTCCAGCTCATGCAATCTCCGGGCAATAAAAAACCCGCCGGTGCGGGTTACTGGTTTGAGAAGCGGTTATAGCCGACATCAAAGTTAAGCCAGGGTAGTGAATTACCAGCTGGCTCAACGCGCATTCCGGGAGGAGCATTTTCGAAAGAAACCTTCAGTTCCCCCTGCTGCCCCTTTTGAGACTGCAGAAGGGGTTTACTTGTATCTGCACTCTGGTCCATGCCAAGCAGTTCTTTAAGTCTTGGGATAAAGCCCTGATAGCCACGATCTGAGTCAGCCTGCTTGCTTTTGTTAACCAGCAGAGTTCCTACATCCGTGTTCTGTTTTGCGGCTTCATCATGCAGGTTATTAACGCGCTTCATGAGATCGAACAGCACGGAGATCGTGACGGTTATCACCCCCATGTTCGCAATGCCTTTCAGGTTTTTTGACAGTTTCCCCGCTTCGGTATTAGCACCGCCAAATCCTTTTACCATCGACGCCAGCCAGGCACCTGCAGTGAAAAAAGCCACGCCTTTTAATACGTTCTCCCATCCTCCAAGAGCCTGCGCGACGCCATCGATATTCTCCCAGACCTTTTTGACGACAGGGCCAGCTTGATCCCAGTTACTGACGATAAGGCTGCCAGCCAGGACCACCAGAGCGAGAAGTTTACCCATAGTGGTCATTTTCATAACTGAGTCGAAGGTTTTGAACGCTTTGGTAGCAACACCAAAGGCCGAGGCCGTGCCAAGCAAAGTAACGCCGAATTTGAATGCCCCCTTTACCATTTCGGGGTTGGTCTTCACGAACTGCCTGAACCGTTCAATCAACGGCTGCACTTTGGCGCTAAGTTTCACAATAGTTGGCAGGAACATATCGCCAATGGTAATGCTGGCTGCAGTGAACTGATTCTTCAGTAATTGAACGGAGTTGGACGTCGTAGCTGCACGCGATTCATATTCCTTCTGCATTGATGCGCCATATTGCTGCGCATCGGAAACACGACCAAAATTCTTTCTCAGCAGGTCAAGGTTGGTCAGCAATGGCGCAATTGCGCCTAAAGACTCCTTCCCGAAAAGAGCATTCATCACCGCTGCTTGTTTTTCTTTTGGCACTTTAGCGAGGGAATCCAGGACTTTAAGCATCGCTTTTTTCGAGTCTTTCTGCATATCAGCAGCCAGCTGTGCAGGATCGATTTTGATAAACTTCAGTGCTTTCTTCTGTGAGGATGTGGCTGATTTACCAGAGGTCAGGGAAAGCATGAAGTTCTTAATGCCCGTGGCGGCGATTTCAGACTCCACTCCCATTCCGGCAATCGTTGCACCCATTGCGGCTATCTCACCAGAGGCAACACCTGCAACTCCACCAAGTGGGCCGATCCGCGTCACTATCTCAGAGATTTTCCCGGCACTCGCCGGGCCGGTATTGCCGAGATAGTTGATTTTATCCGCAAGCCCGACAACGTCTTTCTGCGTCATTTTGAATGCGGTGCGCCACTGAGCCATCATCTGGCCTGACTCTTCAGCAGTCTGATCAAATGCAACGCCCATTTTTACAGCATCACTGGCGAACTGTTGCAGGTCTTCCCTGGCTATTCCCGCCTGACCACCAGCAGCAACGATCTGGGCAATCCCGTTCGCCGCCATTGGAAGCCGGGTCGAAAGCTTAAGCACATCCTCGCCCATTTCCTTAAACTGGGCTGGAGTGTCGAAATTAACAACCTTACGAACGTCGGCCATGGATGACTCAAATTCCATAGCCTGATTAATTGGAATCACGAAGGCCGACGCGATTGCTGTTCCCATGGCGGCCGCGTTCACCATTATGTTTTTTGCGTCTTTCTGGAAACCCTTAAGGTTTTTGCTCATACCTTTTAGCGGACCCGACAACTGATCCACCGCTGTGATAATCGCTTTTAGCTGGAAACTATCCGCCACGGTTCATTTCCTCATTAATGCGGATTGCCTCCGCTTCCATTTCAAGGAAGCGGGACAGTCCAGTTTTTTTTAGTTCAAGAGGGTTTATTCGCCAGAAATGGGCGGTGTTGTAGAGGCGTTTTCTGAGGTTTCCTCCGCTTCCGACCCCGTAAAAAAACCTACGATCGTCATAGAGGCCATGAAGATATCTTTCAACGCCATTTTGCTTGCTGATGAACGTGGAATACCGGCCAGTACCGGGATGTATTTGAGGCATGCACGTGTATCAAGTTTCATCTCACCGTTCTCGGTGTAGTTGAACGGTATGCCCATCTGCTCTACTTCATCATAGGTTGGCTCGCGGAACTCCAACACATGAAGCATCTCGCCATGCGCCTGCACAGGTTTTGTCAGCTGAAACTCACTCACTGGTAAAATCCTTCTGAGCCGTGGAATTCGAGGTCTACCGTACCCTCTTCCGCATTGTGGTTGGCTTCACCGAACTGGAAAGCTTCTGACAGCACGTAAACCATGCCGTTAGCCAGTTCGGCGGTGATAGTCATCTGGTCAGAGTCCATCAGCTTAGTGACCGGAAACGCCTTCGGCACTTTGAAGGTGCCCTTAACGTAAGGGGCCCGGTGCGTCTCTTTATAATCCACGTCACCGGCAAGGCCGATAACGTCATCACGCACTTTGGTGTTCATCGGCACTTCAATGCCACCGGTCAGCGACAGCTGCTGGCCGTCCACCTTGACGTATGCTGTACCCGCAATCTTTGTCATTACGCGGTCTCCTCGCTGTATTGCAGACGGAACTGATTAAGCAGCGCAAAGACGCGCAACTGGTTGACGTAATCCGGCGGGAAAAGCACGTCTACGCGAGTCGGGTCGCTGACGTTGCGCTCTACCACCAGGTGCTGCTTGAAGAGATCGAAGTTCTCCACGATCCCCGCACGCTCCATGGTGCGATAGCTGGCGCACATCTCACCCTTCAGCACGGCAGGCGTTACGATGGCCTGCCCAGGCCCGAAGCGCGTGCCGTCATTCGCCAGCTTGTGGCGAGGGTACTTACTGGTAATGATGCTTTTCAGCTGACGGATAACGTAGGCACTGGTGTGCAGCGTTTCACTGTCCAGGTAGCTGTTATCCGCCACGCCATAAGCGTTTGTCTGATAGGTGGTAATGTCGCGCTGGATGCGCAGCACCCCACTCTCAGCGTAGGCCGTGGCAATTCCATGCTTCAGCAGTGACTGCTGCTCGGTCAGGGTGAAGCGGCTCCCTGCCGGTGCCGGTAATGCGCCGGTAAGCTCGCCGGTCTGAGTCGGGCGGGCCGGATCAACGCGGATAAATACTGCATGACGGGCGGTGCGCAGTGCGACCAGTTCATCCGCCGCCGTCTGAACAGCTGGCTCATAACCGGCTGCGGTAATGTGCTGGTTGTTCATCGTGTCGCCATAGGCAACCAGCTCTGACAGCGTGCCGATCTTCGCGGTGTAGACGTGCCCATAAAGCTGGCGCGCATAACCCCAGCGACCGGAAGAATCGTTCATCTCAAGCGCCAGCGTCGCAAGCGAGGCAGAATCACTGAACGGCGTGCCGATAAAGTCAAACGGTTCATCTCCCATTGCGGCCACAGTCGCAGCCAGTGAGGGTGAGCCCGTACCGCCCGCCATCGCGACGATGGCAACGTTAACGCCATCGGGTGTGTTTTCGCTGCCTACAGTGCCGTAATAGTTGAGGGCAAGCGGGATATCGTTTCCGGTAAGCCCCTTGTGCCGGGCGGTGAGCGTCACCACGCCAGCAGTTGCAGCGGCGGTCACCGGTAGGTCGGCGTTAGCGTTAACAGCGGCGGCAAGCGTAGCCGACACAGCTGCCGGAGCATCGCCGGTCACCACGGCTGCCTGAACGCGCACTGCCCCGATATACAGGCTCAGCGTGCCGGATGCCTGTGCGTTACCTGTCAGCGTCACGGTGCCTTTGGCAGTTTCGCCATCCGGCTCGGTCACCGCAATGACCCACAGCTCACCAAAAGGATCGACGGCGCGGTACTGCGCCACCATACGGGCCAGCTGGCTGCCACGGCCTGCAACCTTGCCCGCCAGCGCCGCTGACGGCATGATGGTGAGTTTGTTTTTGGCGATGGTGCTGTCGGCTGAGGATAAGCCAATCAGCAGTGACGGGCCGCTACTCTGCGTGGTATTCGCTTCGCTGTTGTCCATCTCCGCCCAGAACAGCGGCACGCGGAGGTCTGACGGAATAGTGGGGAACGAGACTGACATTATTCACCGCCCTTTTTCTTGGTGTCAGCAGCGGTCTTTTCTTCTTCCGCGCTGACTTCTTCGACATCACCATCCGCAATGCGGCGGTGCCAGTAGCTGCTCTCTTCGACGTTCCGGCCTTCTGAGGGCAGCAGATCGCCCCGGACAGGGTCTGGAACAGACCGCCCGCGCTTGGGTTTGATTTGCATGGTTTACTCGCTGAGTTTGATTTTGGTGTGGTGTTCGATGATGCCGTCAGGGCCATTGCCCGGATCGATGTAGTCAATGTCGATTTCGACCGTTTTCAGCTCATCAAGAGCGTCAAGGTCATCCTGCTGGCGCGTGTCCTCCTCAGTGATTTCCCGCGTCAGCATGAATTCGAACTGGTAGTAAAGACGGCCCCGGTCCATATCCAAAAGTTGACCGCCGGAATAGGCTACCGGGCCAGCATCGGCGTCCGGCTCCCAGCCCAACAGAGCCTTCCAGATTTGCTTCCGGACATCATGCACGGCGTCGTACCCTGCGGCCTGACCACGCTCGTCGCGTGTATTATCCAGCACCACGACAACCGCGAAGCCTTCAGTCACGTTCTGCCAGTAGTCGGTCAGGGATTTCTGCTCTGCAGTCACGTCTTCTGTCGGCACAACATACGCCGCCGGCAGACGCATCTTTCCAGTTTCGGGGATAGACTTGAATTCAGCCGCCCCGGCTACGTTGCCCGCAAACATCGGACATCGCGCCCGGAGTGCGGCGATCACCAGTGATAGCTTCATTTCTTTTTCCTTTCAGGACGCAGTGAAGTGCGCAGTGCGCGGCTCAGCACATAACGCGTCCAGGCTTTACGCGCTTCAAGTACATCTGCCATATAGTTTTTTCGTGGTGCTACGCGCCAGCCGCCGCCACCAGACTTGCCTTTGTGGTGGCTTTTTTTGCGTTTTGCGCCTCGTCGTACCCCGTAAAACAGAAAGGCAGGATAGAAGTCACCTTCAATCAGCCTGTTACCCTCTCCTCTCTTCTGGTTCGGAGCAATTCGCACCATAAGTCCGGGTCTGTTCTTTGATGCACGGGGAACGTAATAACCGATCGAACGCGCCAACCTACCGCTACGAAAACCGGGGTTTTCTCCCGGTGCAGAACGTCCACGGCGCATCACCATCCGGCGGGCGTCACGCATATGGACCTGGCCGATTTTGATAAACGCCTTACGCATCTTGCCGCGATTAAAAACAAGGTCTTTTGGCTGTTCAAAATCAACGTGCAATAGCGGCTTAGCCATACATCTCTCCGGCGCGCTCTATTGCGCCCAATTCTTCACACTCCATCAGCAAATATCTTCGCTCCGAATTCAGGTCTCGAAGCCGCCTGACCCGGTAGATTATTGCATCGTAAACGACCTCAAAATCCGAAGTGATGCCCTTCCTGAAACGGATGGTGATGTAATGAGTGATTTTTTCTTCTGCCTGGACAGATTCATGATAGGTGGTCGCCCCAACCTGCCGAACCTTAGCCCACACATCTCTTTCATTCTGATAGACCGGTTCAACGCCATAATCAGCTGCTGCCTGGTCGATTCGCTGGCGCAGGTGAATGCGCTTATTGAGCTCGCCAGGGTCCGGCAGCGTAAATGTTGCACTGGTTCGTGTTGATCGGATGTGCATAATCAGAATCCAGAAGTTGGTAGCCTTCTCGGTGAAAGCAGGAACTCAAAAGCTTGCGGGGTTTCAGACATCTCAAGCTCAGATACTGAGCTTCGATTCTCATACCAGTGACTGACCAGCATCAACAAGCCCAGCCGGATATCCTCTGTAATAACCATACCGTCCGTGTCGAGATCGGGACGGTCAAGAATCGTTTTATAGAGGTTCCGGTTGAGATATGTGGTGGCCTTTGCTTCTGCCGCCAGCGCCAGAAGTGCAAGGTGCTGATCTTCTTCCGTGTAGTCAGTCTCAAGGCGGCACTGCATTTTAATTTCTTCCAGCGTCAGCAGCATGGGAGCACCTTATTTGCCTTTGGCTTTAGCCTTTTCTTCGGCTTCTGCTTTGGACTTGGCCTCTGCTTCTGCCATAGCTGCAGCTTCAGCCTTCGCTTTTTCCTCAGACTCTGCTTTAGCCTTTTCTTCGGCTTCTGCTTTGGACTTGGCGTCGTCCTGCACTTGCTCCGCATAGCCAAGCTTGATCAGTTCGCGACCATGCTGCTCTGTGGTTTCAATGCTTTCACCTTCCCGGATCACTTTGCCTTCAAAGTAATTTGGCTTTAAAAGAGTGAGTTTCATGCTGTTCCTCCCGGATAAGCGGCCCGAAGGCCGCCTGTTAATCGTTAGCCTGCAGAAGGCACCGTGAAGCTGCCGTAGATAAACGCCTCAGGGCGTTTGACCGCCAGAGCCAGGCGCTCTTCACAGCGAATTGAGATCATGTTTTTCTCAAAGTCGTCAGCGTTTTCGGTGGAGATAACCACGTTGGCATCTTCACGATCGAACAGCTGCGCGGCTGCGTTAAATGCGCCAGTCAGGAATTTACCCTGGAACGCAGCAGTTTCAGTTGCCACAACCGGCAGACCCCAAAGTGTCGGCCCGGTCAATGCTGACGGGTTAGCCAGGATGTAACGACCCAGCGTATCTTTAGTCAGCTCAATCTTCGCCCAGTCGATGAAGTGCAGGACGTGACCGGATGCCGGGAAGCGCGCCAGCTGAGCCTGAAGCATTGCCAGACGCAGATCGTCAATGCCGTTCTGTTGCTCAACACTGAACGCCGCAGCGAAAGCTGATGCCTGAGGCACGATACCTTTCAGATGCGCACCGGTACCGTCTCCGAACAGGATTTCCTGCTCTTCGACATACTTCAGGCCGTAGCGCATTTCGGCGTCAACGGTCGACTGCAACTGAGCGAAGTCATCAAGAATCTGTTTTGATGCTTTGAACATGTGCGCAATGGTTGTGACTGGCGTGATCTGCGTTGCAAACTCAATATCGCTGTACGGTTTTGCCGTCCCTTCAGGTACGACTTTCGCCGCATTGGTAAAACCGGTCTGCTGTACCCAGAAGATTGCAGGCGCACTGGTGCGGCCCGGCGCGATCAGGTCACGAATGAACAGGCGCTGTTTTGGCAGTGCGTCAATGCCCGGCAGGCGCTGTGGCTCTACCACGCCATCCGCTACGCCAGTGGAAAGCAGAGCGGCATTAACCGGCACGCTGACACGCTTGCCTCCCTCAACACTGGCGGCAAAAGCTTTCAGGGCCTCAGAGCTGATAACGGTATGGCCAACAGACTCGATAACCTTTTTAGCGTTACTGAGGGGCATCTGAGCAACGTGCTGCTCCAGTTCGCCCAACGAGGCTTTCAGCGTTTTGTTTGCTTCATTCAGCGCGTTGAACTCAGTCGCGATCTTATCTACCGCGTCTTTGGTCTGCGCTGAAAGCTGACCGGAGTTTTTTGCCTCTTTCAGCGCGTCCTCAGCTTTCTGACTGAAGGTGCCGGACACCTCTTCCAGCTTCGCGGATACTTTTTTCAGTAACTCATTTACATCTGACATGGTGATTCCTTATTTGCCGAACGCGGCCAGCGCGTTTTGAAGTTGTGCAATATTTTCAGGGTTTATTTCGTCGGTAGCGCCCGGCATACCTTCTGGGGTGGCAGCAGCGCCTGGCTTGCTGCCGGTTAAAGCTTTGAGAAGTTTTCGACGTTCAGAGCGCGGCGTGTCGGTTTTTGCCAGTAGCGCGTCAAGCTTGCGCAGGGCCGTTGCCGGGCTGTCATCGTCATCAGAGATTTCATCAGCTGATAGCAGGCGATCGGCAAATCCTTTTTCAACAGCATCGCTCCCGCCGATATAGGTTTCTGCATTCATCATTGCGTCGATGGTCACCGCATCCAGTCCGGTGCGCGCGCCGTAGATATCGTTCATGGCTTTGTCGAAAGGCTCCATATCCGTCGCAATTTGTGCCAGATCGTGACGGTTTCCCATCGCGTAAACCCAGCAGTTATGGATCATTAGGAAAGCGCCGCGACCGATCTGCACTTCATCACCGGCCATTGCGATGACTGAAGCAGCTGACGCAGCCAGACCGAGCACCTTCACGGTGACTTTCCCTTGGTACTCGCGCAGCAGGTTATAAATCGCCAGACCTTCAAACATATCGCCGCCAGGCGAATTAATATTTACGGTTACATCAGCGCCACCAATAGAACGCAGTGCGGCGGCGATGCGGCTGGCGGTTACGCCTTCGCCGTACCAGTCAGCGCCAATCACGTCGAACACAGAGATACTGTTCGCATCACTCTTTGCGGCTTTAATACCGCCGTTCCAGCGCTCCATTGCGGAAGACGGCAAATCGCGTTTTTCGCGCGCAAAAGGCCGCCCCTCCGGCGCTGCCGGAAGACTCTTTACTGTCATTGGGGTTGCTCCTAAGCCGCCTGCTTCAGCGGGGATTGTTCGAAAGGAATATCCGGGAAAACATAGTTGTGGATCTTAAGCAGGTTAGCGGCCTGAGCGGCCTGGCTGTTTTGCTTCAAATCTTCCAGAGGCGTCAGGTTCAGCTGAACCGTGTAGATATCACCACCTTCAATCGGCGGCAGATTTTCCAGACGGCGTACATCGTTGCGCGACATCCAGCCATTCTGCAATGCAGTGGTGTAGTAAGCAGAGCGCCCGGCACTGTCAGCGCGCAGAAGGCCTTCGACAGAGAATTCAGCAAACAGGTCTTCATCACCATTTAACAGACAGCGGGCAATCTCCTGCTCAATGTTAACCAGCAGAGGGCGGAGCGTATTGGTCAGAAACAGAAGGTTCATCCCCTCAACGCTTGAGGCCCAGCTGCTTTGTTTATCAATGTGACCCACCATAAAAGGCGGCACACGAAACCAGCGGCATATTTCCTCAATACTGAATGAACGGGACTGAAGCATCTGCGCCGCTTCAGGATTCATCGTGATGTTCTGATAGGTTAAATCCGCCTCCAGCACCATAGACTTACCGGCGTTCTTTGAACCAGCGAAAGCTGTGAGGTTTTTACGCAGGCGCTCACGCTGCTCTTTGGTCAGTACATTTTTGGAAGCGAAGTAACCCGAACTCTGCAAGCCGTTTTCAAATATCTTTGCTGCTGACTCTTCGACTGCCATTGCTGCGCCGAACACATCGCGACCAACGCTCATCGGCATCATTCCGCACACGCCATCAAGGCCAAAGCCGCGAATGTGCATCATGTTCTTAACCGGGATAACGCGCTTCACGCCCTTCTCGGTAAAGGTATATTCCAGTTCGCCACTGTCCAGGCGCTTAACCACCATGCACTGCGGAAGCAGCGGAACCAGCGAAACCAGCTTATTGCCGATCATCTTCTTTTCGACGAAAGCATTACCGCGCAGACACACACTGGCCACGACCATCAGCATAAATCGCGAAGGCGTCATTTCAGTGTTTGGACGGCGGCAGAGAAGCTGATACGCCGGATGATTTTGTGCCAGCTTGCGGGAGCCGTCTGGTTCCCGCTGATAGACTTTCATCGGCAGCGTGGATACGGATTCGCTCAGCAGTCGCACGCAGGCCCAGACAGCGGAAAGTGCGATTGCTTTATCAGCGGTAACCACCTTGCCGCTGCTGCTGGTACCGAACCACTCCTGAAAAAAATCGCCGTTAGTCAGGCTTATCGGAACGCCCAGCCAGTTAAGCAATGTGCTTTTTACCCGGCCAGGCTGTTTTTTTTCCTTCATCAGATACCTACCATGATCGGGTCATCAAAAAAGTCATCAGGATCGCCAGTTTCCACCAGCACCGCATCTTCCGCCGCGCCGATAGCCATAGCAGAAGCCACCACGCCATCAATGCGGCCGGTGCTTTTCTTTTTGGCAAAGATGCGGTTGTCCTTCTGGTCAGCCTCAAGTACCGCAGAGGCAGCATTCCAGCGCAGGCAGGGATTAGTTCGGATGCTGAGCGCTTTGTTGTTCAGGTGCTCTTCGAACAGTTCAATTGATCGCGGCATCCACAGGCCGGATTCCTGCGCCTTGTAGAAGCCCTGCCCGTGGGGGACTAAGTTAACGCTTACCGACTCGCTTTCGAGTTCAGGCTCCAGATACTTAATGCGGTACTGGTCAAACGCGATACATTTGATGTTGTACTTCGCCGCCAGCTCACCAATGCGGACGGCAACGAAACCGTAGTTGACCGCCTTACCCGGTGGGGCATGAATAAATCCGTTACGCAGCCAGGAATCGTAAGGCACGTGGTCAGTCTTGGCGCGCTCAAGCAATGAATCTTTGGGCGTCCAGAACTCAACCAGAAGTTTTTTTGTTTTGGGGAAGTACAGCGCCAGCGCGGTAAGGTCCCGCGAACCGGACAGGTCCAGGCCGCCATAACACTCTTCGCCGGTCAGCTCGTCAGGGTCAAAGTCCTGTTCGCAGTTCATCCAGGTGTCACTGTCAATCCACGGATCGGCAGATTCCACCCACTGGCAGAAATTCAGACGGCGGACAATGCTCTCTTTCGATGGCATGCCGCGTGCCTGCGTCACCTGCTCGCGAAGATACTTTTCGGTGAACGTGTGTCCCAGCGAAGGGTTGGCCTTTTTCCAGCACGTTTCGTCTTTAAACGGGTCGTCCCCTTCATCCAATGAACAGATGAAGCTGAAAAAGCTGTCATCCTCCAGATCGCCAGCGGATACCTTGCGGCCATACTCGTGATACTCAAAACAGACGCTGGTTTTATCATGGCCGCTGTTGGTGATCAGGAACATCAATGCCTGGCGGCGGCCTTTGGTACCGGCACGCATCATCTCAACGACGGCGTTTGTTTTGTGCTCATGCACTTCATCAATCAGCGCGCCGTGAGGACGCGGGCCGGACTGACCATCATCAGAGCTGATCGGTTTAAAGAAAGAGCCGGTCTGCAGGAAAGCCAGGTTCCAGACATTCAGTCCAGTGCCAGACTTGGTAATGCGCTGCGCCAGTGCGGGAGACTGATCAACCATTGTCACGGCATCGCGGAACAGGATCATCGCCTGGTCTTTTTTGGTGGCAGCCGCATAAACCTCAGCGCGTGGCTCTTTATCAGCCATCAGAAGATAGAGACCGACGCCGCCCGCCAGGGGCGATTTACCCGAACCCTTACCGGATTCGATATAGCTCATGCGGAAGCGGCGTGTTCCGTCTGCAGCCTTCCAGCCAAACAACGAGCCGACAATAAAGCACTGCCACGGCAGCAGGATAAAAGGCTGGCCCTCATGCTCGCCGCCGTTCAGCTTCAGCACCTTCGCAAAGAAGTCCACAACGCGGGTTACTGCATCCACATCCCAGAACAGACCTCGCTCTGGGCCTTGATCTAAATCCCGGAGGTGACGTGCACACGCCGCACGGATATCAGGCCCGGCAAGCTCTGCACCGCTAGTCACATCCAGTGCGTACTGCGTTGCCGGATCAACCGAAGAACTGGTTGAGCGGGTCTTCTTCTTTTTCTCCACCATCTGCATTCACCTTTGACCGGGCAGCCGGTGTAAGGCCGAATTCCACCAGGTAACTTTTGAAACGACGATCGGCATCCGCCAGCATGGCGACAGCCGGATTCGCTTTAATTAAAAAATCACCCATCTGGGTTTTAGTCGTATAGGTGCGCCCTTCGATATCGACTATCTGGCGAAGCTGCAAGATTTCAGCATATAAATCGCAGAGCCGTTCGAGCGCAAAAGTATCCGCAACCGTAAGCACGCCCATTCCGTCAAGAAGCACGGTAAGCCTGCCCCAGGCTGTTTTACCCCAGTCGGTCAGATGAGATGGAGGGCTTGGGATTTCACGGGCAGGCTTTGGCTCATTTTTATTAAGCGCACGCTTGCCCGGATTGCCGGTAACAACTTTCAGATGGGTAGGTTTTGGTCGTCTTCCGGCCATGAAAACCTCCCAGAAAAAAACTTTTCATTTCGCGGTTGTGCATAAAAAGGGGGGCGGGCGGTCAGGAAGGCGGTTGCCTCTGAAGTCTTTACCCGCCCCTCCACGTGCGTTTGTGGCTCATCACCTACGCCAGTGCGACTGTGGGTCCAGTGGCAGCCCGTTCTCATCGCATCCTATGACGTGCCCTCGCTTCTCTTCGCGTTGCTTGGTGGAGTCGTGGTGCTGCTTACAGAGGGACTGCCAGTTGTCTTTATCCCAGAAGAGTTTCTGAGCTTTCGCTATCTCTTCCGGCTTGCCGCCATTTAGAGCCTCTTTGAGCTTGTGTGCTTTAATGTGGTCAACAACGGAAGCCGCCTCTGCCCTGTTCTGCCGGTGGCACATGACGCAGAGAGGGTGTGACTTCAGGAATGACAGTCTGGCCTTATCCCAGCGACTGTTATAAATACGTGGCTCGGACATATTCACTCCAATAAAAAACCGCCCGTAGGCGGTTATATTCAGCAGGTCGCATGTTATCTGTGAATGACAAACAGTGATTTGCATTGAGGGCAGAGCAACGGTAGTTCTTGCCGTACTTTTGTGGACGGGTGGTTCGAGTTATGGCCGCATATCGGGCAAGCCACTGTTGTTTTGGTCGCCGCTTCAACGCGTTTAAGTGCGTAATCGAAGAATGACATATTTTTAACCCCTCTAAGAATGAGGTCTATCATACCACGATTGATTATTTTTTAATCTAAAATAGCCACAACTTAGCACTTAATCACCGAGTTAATAAACTGCTATCGGTTGGTTGTTTGCAGTTCGCCTGCCACGATTTGTTATGCGCCAGGATGTCGCGCTTCGTCTGACGATCCATCACTTGGATGTCGTGCTCAGTGAGGCGAATCGCACTCACCCAGTCACAGCCGGTATCGAAGACCTCAACCTTTGCGGGTCCAGTTTGAGCGCAGCTCACGATCAACATCGTCATCAGGCATATGGCTAACAGTCTGTTGTACATTGCTGGCCTCTCTGGTTGCTTCGACGCGACGTTCTGCGGCTGCTTTGGTGGCTGTGGCGTTATCATCGGTACGCTGTTTATCCGATTTGGCTTCAGCCTTTTCGCGACCACGCATGCTGCCCAGGCCAAAAGCGCCGAGCACCATAATGATTGCGAAGCCGATAGAAGCCAGAATAGCTTTCAGTTTCGTCATAGACTCACGCGCTCCCGTACCCAGCCATACACAAATGACTCGTTAGCCGGGCGCTGTTCTGCCAGTTCGAGATATCGTTGACCCTGGCTGCAGTTCAGTCCGCGGAGCAATACGGATTCCCCTTCACTTCCGCGTTTCGCCAGAAAGGATTTAAGGGCGCTGATACTTCGCGGGCCAATCTGGCCATCGGCGATCAGATCGGGATAGAGCTGCTGCTGGTTATTGAAGACATTCAGCCAACGCTGGAACCATTTCACCTGCACTGATGGCCCCATATTCACGCCGGTGTCGCACAGTTCGGCAGCGATGACCGGCGACACGGTAGCTACCTGGTCGAAGCGTGGACCATACCAGTAATCAGCCTCGAGTATTTCGAGAGCTTGCTGCCGTGTCAGGTTACGCATATCACCGGTATAGCCATGGGCGCGTGCCGTTGCCTGAGTGATGCCCCAGTTTGTCGGGCCGCCCTTATCGTTCGGGTGATTAACGTAGCCACCCTCTTTGCCGAGAATGCTGTTGAAGATATCGTCTTTGGTCATCATTCAGCCCTTACGACTTTTGCCAGATTGCCTTTGGCACGCCAGACAGCAATACATATGGCCAGGTTGAGGAATAACTCACCCGGGTCAACGTTACTGTAACGCCCGAGAAGAATACGGAAAGCGGTGAAGCCAGCCGCCAGAATCAGCAGGTAAGCCATCCACGCATAACTGGGTCGGTGTGTCTTCCCGGCTTTACTGAAGAACATCAGGCGCACCACGATCGCCATACAGATGATCGCGTTTGCGTCCAGGATGACGGAATGCCATGTCATTTCCCTTCCTCCTCCAGCCCGGGCATCTTGCCGCGCCGTGATTTGGCGACGATTCGAAGCAGGACTGCGACGGAAATGGAAGCGGATACCAGCGCACCGACATTCGGTGAAACTTCGATACTGACTGGCGGCTGCAACAACCCGAGGGCTGTGTTGATTACCCCGGCGAGTATCTTTGCCATGGGAACGGAGAAGAACACGCCCCCCATGAATGAGATGACCGCGAAGAGCATCTGCTTCCAGAGTTGATGAGGCTCTGAGGTCAGCACATACATTGCCGCCCCGGCAAGCGCACATAACATTACGCCAGGCGTCGCCTCCGGGAACATAGTGGCGAAAGTGATCCCTACCGTAGCGGAGGTCACCCCACTGGCAATTGTGATTGGCTCAGACATAGTTATTCCGTGTGTAGAGGGTCAGGCTGCACGGGCTGAATTTATCAACAAAGCACGTAGCGGATGATTCCCGTGAGC